TTCTAAGATCTTTTGGATTCTTTCTACAGTTCTTGCAAATCTAATATCTTCTGCTGCTAACGTAGCTTTACCTGATAAATCACCTTCAAACCCGAAGTATGCCTTAGGAATCTTAAGTGCAGCAAAGAGTTTAGCCTGTAAGTATTGGACGTCTGTAGTGCCGTCGTAGTCTAGTCCTTTTGTAGTTTCTATTCTTGTAGCATTATCTCCACCTCTAACCGGTAAGTAAAAGTCTTCCATCATGTTTTGCATGTTGAACTTTAAGTTATATTGACCTGTTTGAGGATCAACATAAGGAGTTTTCTTCATTTGATTGATAGTTCTTTGCATGAACTGATCAACTTCATTTGGTGGAATTGCTCCAACATTAATATAGAACATTCTCTTTTCAGGTGCTCTCATTATACGGTGAATTAACATCGCATCTTCCATTAATGTTGTTTGCTTAAATATCTTTCTAGCTGGCTCTAAGTAAGATCTACCATAAGGTAAATAATGTACATCAGAAATCAATCTGAAGTGAGCCATTTCGTAGTTATCTATTTGAACTTTACCTGATTGCTTTCTACCTGGTAGATAGTTATTAACATCAGAAGAAGCTGCTATTCCATCAGGATCTAATTCAAAAGTAACTTTAGCTGGATTTTCTGGGTCATGTCCTTCTAATCTTGCAATGTGGTAAACTGTATAAGGTAGTACGTTGTAAACACCGAATTTTTCAGCAATTTCTAATTTTAAAAAGAAATCACCGTATTTACACATTTGTCTAGTCCAAGACCATAAGTTAAATTCTATATTTAAAACATCATAAAATAAATTATAAAGTACTCTTTGTATGTTTTCATCTGATGATTTAATTGCTAATACTTCTCCTTGGTCATTCTTTACTGTAGCTTCATCAGCAATAATATCTAATGCAGAAGCAATAATAGGATCTGTATCCATAGCTTCGTAGTCAGAGTATAGTTGAATTCTTAACGTTTGATAGTTAAGATTAGGGTTAAATATGTTTGCTTTATTATAAGTATAAAGCCTGGTAAACCTATCCATCAGGGAGTTAGTCTGATATCTACCTGTGGTTTGTATTTGATTTACGTCGGAGACTTTTAATTGAGTTCCTCCTACATTTCTAATAATTACATCAGAAGAAAAGAGTCTCTGTAGTCGTCCAAATAGTGATCGATCGGCCATTCGAATATATTTTTATATAAATAGTCTATTTTAACAGCCAGCGTATATCTTCTTTAACCTGACCATTATCTATAAGATAAGGATTATTTTGCATATTTCCAACTGAATTTATAACAGCTTGGTTTCTAGCATTTAGATTATTAAAAGAAGATAGCTGAGCTCTGGCTAGGTCAATACCCTGTTGTCTTAATCTCAGCGCTGTATCTCTAACGTATAATGCTGTTGCACATGACATAATTAAATCATCATTGTACCTATCTTGTGCTTGAGCTTTTCCGTTTTTCCATATGAAAACCCTCATTTCAGACATTAACCTTTTAGATTGAATAGTAACTGAATGATCTCTTATATACTCTATCATTTTAGCAATTACTAATGGTCTAGTTCTGGCTGACATAGTAAAACCAGGAACTAGCTTATCTCTCTCATACTTATGCATATAAGATTCCACTGTTTCCATATTACTAGTAGCACTGTAGAATAAATTTCTATATTCTCTTTCTAATATCTGTTCTATAGTCGCCCACCCAATATTAGCGTTTTCTACTACTAATAGTGCTTCATTATATTCAGCTGCTATTCCAACTAACATATTTCCAAAATCTCTAGGAGATAGTTTACCTTTGTATTCTGCTACTTGAGTACAAGTTTCTATGTCAAATATATGAAAAGCTGAATAGTCAGTAGCATCACCTCTTGCAACATCGGCAACCACCATATATGATTTACTGTAATCTACTCCTTCCCATATCCATAAATTACCATCGACACCTCTTCTCTCTAAAGCATCTCTTTGGTAAGTTTCTTCATAAAAAGCCATATCATCTGGTTCAAATACTGTATCACCAGAACTTAAAAAGTCACAATCACATTCTTGACCTGCCATACGAGGACCTAAGTCAGCATCTTGCTGGTCTCTCCATGATTGATCTCTTTCAGGATGTACCGTCCAAGGAAGTCTAATTGGTAAAAAACTATTTTCTCCAGTTTCTGCTTTTTCCCATGTTAGGTGAAACCAGTTACCAATACCGTTAGGAGTAGACAGTGCCATACATTGTCCACCGGTAGCTAACGTTTGTTGTGCTGCAGTAAATGTTTCATCTACGTTATCTATAAAAGCAGCCTCATCCATCAGTAGTAATGATACCGCTTCTGATCTTGCAGCATCTGGTGAAGATGATTTAGCTTGTACTTTAGAACCATTCTTAAGTCTTAATGATAATTTATTCTTTTCAACAGATGGTAACCTTAACCATTTAGGTAACTCATCATACATAAAGATAACTTTGGTTACTAGGTTTCTAGCAGTTGCTTGAGTAGTAGCCAAAGCAAGAACGTTTTTATCTTTATGAAATAGCATTAGCCATAAACTATATGCTGCAGCTAAGGTTGAAATACCAAGCTGTCTAGATTTTAAAGTAATGATATATTGCTCGTCTCTAAATAATCTTAATACTTTTTCTTGAAATGGGTATAGGTTGAATAGTATACGCCCTCTAGTAGGGTGTTGGATATGGCAATACTTCTTCATAAAGTAGGCCGGATCCTTAGCACATTTGATATACTCTTGTGCTATTACTTTTTTTATATCTTGACTCATAACTTTAAATATCTAGAGCATTAGGTTTGTAGTCCACTGGGTAGATTCCAAATCTTGCATTTTTAATGCCCATATTATTTCTATCTCTTCTAAACGTAACATATAACATAGGTTCATATCCTCCTGAAGGTATGTCTGGGTTATTTACTTGATGATTTGCTTTAATTACATAATCACCTGATTCTTGGGCTTCAAATTTAACAGGTCCTTGCAATATAGCTTGGCAATTGTTTACACCAAATTCTTCGGAACCTTGATCTAAACCGTAAACACTTTTTCTTTTTACTTCATCATTTAACAACGCTCTTTTATAAGAGGCTTTAGGTTCAAGTTCTCCGTTAGATGCTTTTCTCACTGCTTCAACAAAAGACTTTATTTCTTCGTATTCTTCTAAACCTTTAAATCCACTGTACTGTTGAAAATGTTTAGGAGTTGTTCCATCTTTATGAGATAGAAAAATAGCAGGGCCTTCTTGAGTGTTTAAAGTAAAATCAGCTTTAGGAACTCCTTTAACTGTTTCTGCTTTAACTATACCTTTATATTCTTTACCTGCTAGTTCTACATCAATAGAACCTATATTACTAAGTTCTTTATTTATACCAGAAAGTGCTATATCTTCTTGTGCAGTTCCTGATCCTTTTCCTTTGCCTCCAAATGCTGGGGTTTTTAAAAGGCTATTAATCCCTATCTCTTTTCCATCTACAGTAAAAAAAGGAAAGGCATTTATTCTAGAACCAGCTAGTTTTTTTATACCTTCAATATCAGAGTTTTGAAATAACTCAGAATATTCTGGTTTTGCAAATTGAATTATCTTTTCTTCACCTGATGCTAATGCTACAGGTTCTTCATTTGATATTAAATCGAAGAGTTTGTTTAATCTTGGACCTCCGTACTTTCTTAAATCACCGAAGGACAGTATATTATAATCACCTTCATTTAGATCAAAACCAAATAAAGACTCAAATACCCTTAAATCTTTTTCGTTGTTTAGATCAGGGTATCCTTTCTCGGTTCTATACGACCATTCTAATATTGTTCTATCTATAAGATTCATTACTTATTTAACTACAACTTTGAATAAACCTGGGTATTCTTTTTCAAAGTGTTTAGCGTTCTCGTAGCTACGGCCAAAAACCCACTCATCTAATTCATCTCCATCGGTATAAGTAGTAACATCAGCTTCACCGCTTTCAATTTCATCTTCGGTAGCAAATGCATATGGAGTATCTGCTAGTTCACCAGATTCAACGTCAAAGGCTACTTCTGGAACTAATAGTTCGATGTGGTAGTCTACTTCTTCTTTGAGTAATCTACTGTTAGAAGTAATTTTATTCTCTATTAAGAATTTTTTAAGGTCGAAATTATCTGCCATGTTTTTTATTATTATTATAAATATTATGCTTCTGGTTCTTCTCCTGGTTCTTCAAAGTCGATAGGCTCACCTGTTAAATCTGCTCCGCCTTCTTCTTCTCCTCCTGCATCATCAGCTCCAAGGTCTTCACCTCCTTCTTCACCACCACCGGCTGCATCACCACCAGGGAAGTCACCGCCTCCACCTCCACCGCCTCCGGTGTCAGTATCAGCAGCTTCTCCTTCTCCAGCCCCGCTCATTGGGCCTTCTTGATATAGTCTCGCCAACTTATCTAAAGCTTGTTGATAGTCGTCTATAGTATCGATATAGTAACGCTTACCCATAATTTGAGCTTCAAATCCAGTACCAGTCCATTTAAGTATGTAGTATTGTCCATTTTTAATGTTCACCCTGAACGACGATGGTCTAGGAGAAATCCAGTCTACACTATCTACGAACTCTTTAAATTGGTTAGTTTGAAGCTTAATTATTGCTTGTTTTAATGTTGGGAACTTCCCTAGTATTTCATCAGTTGCATCTTCTAATACAGTTTCTTCTCCTGCTTTTGGATCACCTGGTTCTTCTGGTTGTGGTTCTTCTTCTACTTCTTTCCAAAGATCTTCAGTAATTAAAGGTCTCATATCATCTTTAACCAGCTCTCCATATAAAGCAAAAACTCCTTCACTTAATGCTCTTCTCATTCGTAACAGTTCATACTGTTCCGGTCTTTCTGTTCTTAAGTATCTTTGAAGTTTTCTAAAATTAGTCTTAATTAATTCAAATAAATCTCTTGCAGCAGTATCTTTTCTTATCTCTTCTGATCTCATTAAAGTTTTAAGGTCAGAGATAATTCCTGAGAAGTTTACATATAGGGATTCGAAAGAAGGTAGTCTAATTATAGTATGACCTATAGAGCCAGTTTCTTTATCATGTGAGCTAGTTTTAAAGTATGTTGTACCATCAGAGCTGACAAAGTCATAAGCAGGTAGAACTCCTCTTCCATATCTATCTTCAACACTTTTTCTCAATGCTGGTGGCATTTTATCTACCCTTTGAGTTTGTTTTGTGTCTACATCTTTAAACTGCGGTTTTACTTCTTGGAGTATCCCTGCATAGCTTTCCAATAAAAGTTTCTCTAACTTATGCATTATTTTCTTTTAACTAGTTTATCAATATATTTAGCTTGTCCGGCATGACCTTTAGAAGACCCTTTTAAAGACTTGCTCATATCTTTGAGTTGTTTTTTATCTTTTTTAGTTAATTCTGTTTCATCTAGATCAGGAGATTCTGTTAATTCTTGACCTCTGTTAGTACCGGCTATAGCGCTATCTAAACTTATTTCTAAAGCTTTCTTTTTTGCAGTTAAGTCTTTTAATTGGGGAACTACTGATGTGTCACCAGCTTTATATAGCTTAGCTAATTCTTTCATTTTACCCACAACTAAATCATAGGCTTTTTGTATTTTTTTAGCGCCTCCTCTATGACCTTTAGAAGGGTGCTGTTTTGAACCTTCGTCTTGATTTTTCTTTCTAGGTAACTGTCTAGACATATCTTTAAGATCATTTTTTACCGATTGCATCGCAATAGCTAATATTGGGAACTCATCAGCAGGTATATGTATATACTTACCGCCGTAATTAATTTGTACCATTAATCCTCTTTTACCGCCAGAGAATCTAGTTATTTGAATTCCGTTTCTATCATAAAGGTCAGTAGCTTCGTTTACGTAATCATCATCATCTAAATCATCATAATCTCCATCTTCTAAACCATCAATAAATTTACCTAAAGTAACATTGTATCTATTATCTGAATATATCATATTGAATACTCCGTATCCGTCTAATCTTGAAAGTTCGTTAGGGAAATACTGTCTTACTATATCTCTTGCTTCATCTGCTTTTTCTTCGATTTCATCTGCAAGATTTCTTAAATCCATTACAGCTTCATCTTGTTCAGGAGATTCTTTTAACTCTCCTTTTTCTGCTTTTGCAGCATAGATTGCCTTTCTTTGAGCATCTGATTTATACTTACCTTCAAACATTCCTTCTAGATCATCTTCATCCATTTCATTACCGTCTAAATCGATAGCGTACCCATATCCTTCCTTTTCGTATTCATCTCCGTCGTCGTCTCCATAGACTACTCCATTAATAAAGTATCCGTTAGGATATTTTTCAATAGATGTAATTGTACCGTCATCATTAGGGTCATCTTCTCCAACTTTGTAGGTATTACCTCCTTTGGTAAGCTTACTTAATTTTTGAGGTTTAACTTTTTTACTTGATTTTCTCTTAGCAATAAAGTCTGCTTGCTCTTGTTCTAAATGCTTGTCCCGGATTTGGCCTATCTTCTCGGCATCTTCCTTTTTAGGTCTTGTTCTACCGTCTACATAATAGTAAATCTCTTTGTTTTTCCAAACTTCGTATTTATACCCAAATTTTTCAATTGCATCAATTAATTCTGCTTTATTTTTTTTCTTGGTTTCTGAACCTATTCCAAAGATACTAACAACACGCCATATATTATGTACAAAATCTTTAGGGGCATCCCACATACCGTCGGAGTTATCTCTATAGTCTGTATAAGGGTTATCTCTATCTTCTTCTTTTAACTCATCCATAGGTCCTTCTATTTTGTCTCCTTTTTTATAGACTAGTTCTAGTTTATCGTGATACTTATCATCTACATCATCCATAGCAACTAATTTACCATGCTTATCAGAATAATATAAATCTTTAGGAGCAATAGTACCTGGCTTATAAAGTGTTACACCTGGTGTGTAATCTTTCGCTTCTAAAGCTAATTGATCTATAGCAGGTTGCTTTTCTTCAAACTCTAAGTAGTGTTGTGCTTTAGAGATGTAATCTTTTGCTAAGATTACTTTAGATTGCCACCAGTTAGGAAAATCTACTTCACCGTCCATCTTATCATACTTATCTAACTGCTTATATAGTTTAGCGGCGTAATGAGCAATGTCGTAAGCATATTGTTTTAGCATATCTGGCTCATCATCTTGATGTCCTACGTCAGTATCTTCTTCCATATAATCATTATCTGCTTTTCTTCTTTGCATATAATCTGTATCTGCTGAAGGACCGTTGTGTAGTTTATCGTACCAAGCTTCGAATTCTGGGTCTCTTTCTAGTTGAGCTTCTAAATCACTAGGTAGAGAATCTAACCCATGATCATCTACTTGCTGTACTAGTTTTTCTGCAGCGTCTGGATCTTCAACATATTTTAAGATGATATCACGTAAAGCATCCATACTCTCATCATCAAAAGCTGTTGGTTGATTTTCTTTTATACCTGCCATCTTTTTAAATCTATTAGAAGGTTTCATTTCTTCTGGATCTAAGTATGTTCTCGAACCTTTTGGATCTACATGAGGTCTGCCATAATCATCTGTTTCTTTTTTACCTTCTTTAAGTCTTCTTGCTTTAGCGATGGCAGCATCAATTTTATTAAGCATATCACCGTACTTATCTGCTATTGGACCTCCTTCTGGTTCAGCTTCTTGCTCCATATCTCTCATGATTTGGGCTCTTTTAGCTTTAAGTTTTAAAATAATAGG